GAAGGCAAAGCTACAACCATATTCAATCAGATTAAGAAACTGGCTGTTGCTTCTCCGTTCGGGGTTATGGACTTGAATCAGTATGCCAAACAACTTTCCGCGTATTCTATACCATACAATGAATTGTATGATACCATGAAAAGGCTGGCTGATATATCAGCCGGTGTAGGTGTTGATATGGGACGTATCATATTGGCCTACGGTCAGATAAAGGCTGCTAAATTCTTGAAAGGAACGGAATTACGACAATTGACGGAAGCGAACATTCCTATGGTGGATAAACTGGCCGAGCGATTCAGCAAGTTGGAAGGCCGCATTGTCAGTGCCGGTGAAGTGCTTGATATGATCTCGAAAAAGAAGGTTACGTTTGAGGATGTAAAAGATGTTCTTTGGGAACTTACGGATGATGGTGGCATGTTTAATAATATGCAGGAAGTTCTTTCAGAATCAGTTAAGTCCAAATGGAAGAACTTGGCTGATGCGATTGACATTATGCTTGGTGATATTGCGGAGTCAACGGGTAGTACATTGAAATGGACTGCCGAAAGCCTTACCACCCTTGCACAAAATTGGAAAGAAGTTGTACCGGCTATCGAAGCTGCCGTTGGAGCCTTTGGAGTATATAAGGTAGCTACATTTGGCGCAAACCGCTTGATTGGGAATGAAAGTGCGGCTCTTATAAAAAGTACGCTTGCTGCCAAGCAAAAGGCAGCAGCCAATCTTGTTGTCGCATCCAGTTATCGTACACTTACTAATGCGGAAAAAGGACTTATAGCTTCAAGTAATACTATGACAACCGCAGATTGGAAAGCGTTGGCAAGTAGTGGAGCTTTAACTAAGGAGTATGCCTTGCGGTTAATGGCACTTGGAAAATTGAAATCAGGACAAGCCGGTCATATTGTGCAGGTACTTGGTATATCTCGTGCTGAAATGTCGGCTGCACTTTCAACAAGTAAATGGCGTGTAGCCATGATCTCATTGGGTTATGGTATAAAACAAGTAGGAGTTGCATTAAAAGGTTTGCTTTTTAATCCATACATGCTTTTGTTTACTGGGCTTACTGCCATTGCTGAATTATGGTATAAGTCCGGGCAAAAGGCTGACGAAATGAACGAGCGTATTTCCGAGTTGACAACAAGAGCACAAGACGGTTTCAAGAACCTAACGAAAGAAGCTCAAAAATTTGCTGATGTTGATCCTTTTAAGGCGAATGATGCCTCACTGATTGCTTCCATTGAAGAAATGAAAACAGCATTAAAGGATTATTCCCCGGTTTGGGCAGATACTTTTAATGAAACGTTTAAGACTGATGATGAAGGAAATACAGTTAAAAGCCTTGCGGAACAATATATATTGCTTCGGAATGCTTTGGATGATACAAAAGAGGCTTATAGATTGTTGAATGCCATAAGAGGTACATCTGAATATGCGAATGATGCTACTGATGGTTATTTTGACGAAAGCTTTAGTGAAAATATTGAAGACTACATCAAGACAGAGAAGCAGATAGACAAGATTATAGACCGTATGGCTGGTAGCTATATAGAGTATTATACTGCCATGCAGAAAGTTATAGCCAAGTATGATGATTTTGCTAAAGTCGCTTCGGGCAAATCATTGAAAGAGCAGTTGGATATAATCAAAGAATATCCCAAGGCATTAGCCAGTTTGAATAATGAGTTACCTTTCACGGGAGGATATAGGGATGATATTTTTCAGCTGCGGAAGGCATGGAAAAACTCTAAACGTGTTTTTGAGGAAGAAGTATCACCGGATATGCAGAGTTTCATATCTGAATATAAGTCACGATTACAAGCTGCCGGATGGAATTTAGACAATTTGAGTGACGCTCAAAAAATAGCTATCGGTTTGGATATAAGTTCTTTCTTGGATCAATTTAAAGAGATGCCGGTAGATATACGGAATTTTCTTAATGGTGAGATTCTTGAAAAACAATTCAATATTAAGATTAATGCTGAATATACGGAAACTATTCAGAGCTTGTCAGATTTGCAGAAAAAGTTCAATGAAGCCACAGATGGGCAATTTGAAGCTCAAATAAAGGTTTCTACGGATTCAGAGAAAATTATTGAAGGAATACAAAAAGCGTATAAGGAAGCTAAAGAGATAACAAATCAATTGAAGCCGGTATTGATTAAAGCCGGAATAGATTTGTCAGGTATTGGAGCTATTGACTTGTCAAAACTTCCCGACTGGCAGAAGCAAATTGTATCAGATTATAAAAAGGCTTTCGACACAATGCAAGCCGGTGAGAAAGGAGCTAAAGAAATCGGTTTTTCTCTCACTGATCCAAGTAAGGATAAGAGCAAAAAGGATGCCTTCGCTGAAAGATTGAAAGAACGGGTAAACTTACTAAAGGAGGCATATTCTGAATATAAGAAGTGGACTGACATTGTTGGAAAGGGAGAAGCTGCCAATAAGGTTAAAGGATCGGGTATTTTTGACTCCTTATTCAAAGGTAAAGAACCTGTGGATATTGAAAATTATCGGGATGAATTGAATAAGATTCTTAACCAGCTTGACGATAAAACCAAAGAACGTAGGGAACTGAAAGTCTCTATACGGAAAGTGCTTCTGGATATTGATGCCAACGCTATGAAAGAAGCTTCGGATAAGGCCGCAAAGGAACTTGAAAGGTACGTGTCTGATGTTTCAAAGAAATGGGATATATACAAGCAGCTTGTCAATGCCGGTGCAAGTAAGAAGGATGCTTCTTTATACGCTTTCGGAGCATTGTCTGAATATGAGAAGAAATCCGAGGAATTAGCTGAAAAGGTAACTAAGAAAATGAAGGATAAAGGGGTATATATACCTTTGACTTTCACCGAACAAGAGGCCACAGAATCACTTGGAGGTAAAGACAGTGTTTTGTATAAACAGTTTTTCAGTGCATGGAAGGAAGCTAAAGAAGCTATTGAAAAAGATAGTTTGGAAGTAAAGCTGAAAGAAGTTACTGCCCTCAACAAATACAAATCTATCGCTGAAAAGATACGGGACTTAAGCGAGAAATATGCTCCCTTAACCGGCACCTTCATTGGTGAAAATAATGAACTTGTTGGGAATGTTGAAGGCATGACTCCCGGACAGAAAGCTCTTTTTACCGAATATAAGGAGGAACTGGCAAAACTAAGGGGACAACTGCTTGAACTTCTTCCGGTATGGGAACAGATATTTGGAGATCAGACCTATAAATCATACGGACAGATACAGCAAGCATCCGATTATGCGCAACAGATTATTGATAATGCTTCTGTAACTAAAAACAAGAATGGAAAGCCAACAGCTTTTACTTCTTGGTATTTGGATGAGAATGGTAAACGGATTGATGTTTCAGGAGAATATTCTCAAATTGAGAAGTTAAAGAAAGCCATACAAGACTTATATAAGGCCGGATTACAGAAGAATCCGTTTGCCACTCTCATAAAAAATATTCGTTCTTTATTCTCCAGTGGAGATAAAGATGAAAAGGGTACCATAGAAAAGATTGCAGCCATAGGAGAAAGTGCCGCTGAAAGTGCTGATCTTGTCGGCAATTTTGCAGGGCAGATGTCTTCCATGTTCGATGCTTTGGGCAATGAGGGTATGGCCGACACGATGGGTAATGTGCAGGATGCCATGTCTTCTATAAGCAATATCGGGCAGGGATTCGCCAAAGGTGGAATAGTTGGTGGTATTGCTGCCGCTGCCGGTGAAGCTGTAAACTGGATTGGGAAGATAGCACAAGCACATGACAAAAAGCTTGATAAGGCTATTGAAAAAAGTAAACTTCGTGCTCAACAGTTGCAGTATATATACGAACAGATTGACGGTATTCTTGAACGTTTCTTGGGCAGTGGCACGGAACTAAAACTTGTAGATGCAGAAAATGACCGTACCCGGTTGAATCAATTAAATAATCAGATTGAGGCAATACGCAATAAGGGGAAGATCAACATCTTCGATTTGATGTCTTTGCAGAAATATAAGCAGGAAGCGGAAAAACTTCAAAAACGTGTTTCGGCATACGATGAAGGCGGTGCATACGGGTATCAACGTGCCTTGATGCAAGAACAACTTTCAGAATTGGAGAAACAGCGGCAAGCCGAAATTGACAAGAAGAAGACGGATGATAGCAAAGTGGCTGATTATGAGAATCAGATTGCGGAGATGAAACAGCAAATAAAGGATTTTGCCGAAGAAACGGCTGAATCTCTTTATGGCATTAATTTGAAAGACTGGGCTTCGCAGTTGGGAGATGCCTTGTATGAGGCATGGCAGAAAGGCGAGGATGGTGCCGAAGCTTTCAAAAATAAGGTTGCCGACATTATGGGTGATGTTATGAACTCCATTCTCAAAATAAGTATTTTGGAACCGGCCATGCAACAGCTTCAAAAGATGCTTTTTGGTGAGGATGGAATGAGTGGTTATTTCGGCAAGGATTTCTCTCTTGACGAAAAGGAGTTGGAAAGTATTGCGGACTATCTAATGGGGGTAAGTGAGAAAACCGATGATTACTATTCCATGCTTGACAAACTGAATAACTATATGGAAAAGAAATATGGTATCAGTATGAAGGAAGAGGAAGAAGACAGTGGAAGTGGTTTATCTAAAGGCATACAGAATGTTACTGAAAATACCGCTAACCTTTTGGCTTCTTATATAAATGCAATCCGGGCTGACGTGAGTGTTAAACGGGAGTATGTGCGCAGATTGGTTGAAGAATTGTTCCCGGCCTATAATGTAATAGCACAAGCACAATTACAACAACTGACAATGATACAGATAAATACAGCAAAGAATGTGGAATTTGTGGAAGAAATCAGGGATATACTACATAGGAATATAAACGGTGTAAACAAGTTTAATATATGATTATGAACAGATTGAATAGTGAATTGAGAGGTCATGCCGTATCGTATGGCCTCTGCACACAATGGCAAGGTGACTGGCAAAACAATAAAAGCCAGCAAGAATTGATCGGAATGTATATACGGGGCATTGATTTTTGTATTGAACACGATTATCCGACGGTGGAATATATAAAAGGCAATTTTGACCGGAGTCTGCTTCATCAAAACCATATTTTTGTTGATGAACCAGTGATCGGAGGCGACAATGGTGTATATGTACTGAACGGTAAATGTTCAGGCAAACTTTCTTTCGGTAAATTTACAGTTGTTACTCTCCATTTGCGGCATGATAGTGAATTGACTCTTGAAGTGGAGGATTGTGCCAAAGTTTTTGTAAGTGTATATGATCGGGCTAAACTACATGTAAGGCAAAGCGATGTGGCTAAAGTTTATGTATATGTTCATGGTGGAAACTGTAAAGTTGAAACCGATGGCAATGTCATGGTAAGATATAAAATGAATGGGGATTAACATGCGTTTTGCAACATCCTTATTTATAGCCTTTTATATTCCTATATTATTTGAACGGTATCATAAATGACAATCAACATCTCGCCACAATACGGTAGATACGCGCATTATTTATATTATGTCTAAATTTTAGAGTAAATATAACTGTTTTTATTTACCGATTCTTACCGTTTGTTACTGATGTTTACCGAATTTATTTTATTGATTTTTAGGTTGTTGTATGGTGAAAATATCGTCTTTATATTTGCGCTGGAAACAATGCTGTAAGGTTCATTACGTGGTTGTCATGAACTGGAGTAAAATATTATAGGGCATTCTCTTTGAGGCAGACAACCACATTAGGCTTCATCGGGATTTGCCCTTTCTCTTTACTATTATGTCAAGCGTGACTATTATATTAAGGAGGGTTCAGTAGGTACGAGTAATGGCGTATTGGGGTTCGATTCCCTGCCTACTACAAGATCGGACAAAATAATTCCCCAAAAGCGGAGATGTCCGAGCCGCTGATGGGGAAAACATTAACTTTATAGTGCAAAGATATGGAAAATTTTAATCAGTTAATACCTATTGATGAGGGAAAAGGTAAAAAAAGAACAATGACCTCCTTGCAGATTGCAGAAATTACGGGCAAAACTCATTCAAATGTAATGCGAGATATTCGCAATATCCTTGAACAACTGGAAGATAGACGACAATTCAGTTTTGAATTATCATCAAGACCTCAACCTATGCCAAACGGTGGAAGCAAAGAAGTGTCTTGTTACATTCTCACCAAAAAGGATTGCCTTCTTCTCGCAAGTGGTTATGATGCAAATTTACGAGCCAAAATTATTAATCGTTGGGAAGAACTTGAAGAAAACAAGCGTGAACTTTCCCGTAAAGACCTTGCTTTGATGGTTCTTCAAGCCGAAGAGGAAAAAGAACGATTGGCTTTGGAAGTACAGAAAAAGGAAGAAGAAAAGCAGGCTATCATAGAGGAAACAAAACCTGCCGTGGTTTTTACAGAATGCGTAAAGAATGCTTCTACCAATATTCTTGTCCGTGACCTTGCCAAACTGATAACCCAAAACGGATATACCATTGGAGAATATCGGTTGTATGATTGGCTTGTGGAAAATAAATATCTTATTCGTCATAAGCGATGGAGCAGGTCAAAGAATAAATATCTATTTGATTACACTCCTACACAAAGAGCTGCGGAAATGAAACTTTTCTTTGTGACGGAGAATGCTATAATGCAGGGCGGTAATCCTACATTCATAAAACATACGTGCTGTGTGACCGGGAAAGGTCAGGTGTATTTTCTAAATAAATTCAAATCTTTAGCGGCGGTATAGTTGGAAATAACAATGAAAGCCAACTTGCGATTCTTATCAATACATAACAAATAAATAGGCTGACTATGAAGCCAGCCTATTTATTGTTAAAAGTCAGGGTGCGTTTTTGAATATTCATCTATCATTTCCAAGTCTCGTTGCTGTTCAATACTACCACCATATTCTTTTTGTCCTTCTCCAGTCTTTTTGTTATGATATTGGTAGATTTCTTCGTTGTCTGAAATAGAAGAATTACATGCTTTAAACATTGCGGACAAGAATATACTAATAAAAACAATAGCAAGTACTCCTATAACAAGATCTGAACTGAATAATGATACGTTTTTTAATAATCTGTCCAATAGAAAAATAGAAGAAATTCCAAATGCAAAACCACCCAACCATGTTGCAATCGTAAAATCTGCGTATAAGCCAATAGTGAATATAATACCATACATTATTGTATAAATAATTTCTTTTATAGGCTTTTTCTTATTTTTCTTTTTATTTAAACGAGGTTGGCGAAGCGACTTGGCTTTACTCATTCCACAATTTTTACAGTAGCTTAATTGGTCTTCATTTTCAGTACAACATTTCTTACATTGCCACATATTTATATATTTTAATAATGAATGTCATTTCATTTCTTTCAAGATTTCACGAACTTCAATAGCTTTCATTCTTTCTATTTTTTCTTTTTCTCTCCGAATAAGATCATTTATAAATCGACTTACGTTTGGTTGTAGATTTACAAATTCTACCAAGTCTAAATCAAATCTGATAGCCCGAACCTTACTTTTACTCGCAGGTTTTGTTCGATGGTACACTCTTTTGGCTTGCTGTTCCTTTTCTATCATACCTTTAGTACTTAACTCCTAACATATAATAACCTCTTTTATAATTAAATGCAAAAGTATTAATAAATAAAATTATGACAAATGATATTTTTTATGTTTTTCAACATACACGTGGAAGCAAGTTAGGGGTTGAGTATAATAATCTACTAAAAAAATGCTTTTATGGCATTATTTTCTATGATTATATAGAAAATACAATTATATTTGCGTTGAAATAAGATTAAAGTATAAGGCCATAGAGCTTGTTGTGGAGACTAAATATCTCTGCGGCAAGCTCTTTTTTAATATATGTATATGAACGAACCGTATTCTATTTTGATGCAGAAAACTACCGAGAATGCTCCAGTCAAAGACAGCTTGGCGCATTTTGGAATTGTGTGCACAGAATTTCCGTTCAAGCCGGGTGGGGAAACGAAAGATTTACCCAAACGGGATTGGCCGGATGAAGACGGTGAAGATACTTACATACCCGATAAGCTGCTATTAAAGGCATACGACTTGGAAGCCGAGATGTGCTATAAGGGAGATTTGGGTACTGCATACGATAAAATTATGGCCTTTCAAAACTATCTCACGGGAGAAAATGGTGACGGTGCCACCTTGAAAATATATAACTCGCACACGGGTATCGGGCGGCAAGGACTTTACTTACTGGAGGTTGGAGATTTTGAATTTAATAAGTCCAATATGGATGAAGTCTTGACCTTCCCGGTAAAATTCAGAGTAACTGATCCTCGAACTCAAATAATCCCCTCGTATAGTGTTGCGGAACCGACAAAGATAGTTGCATTGGTTGAAAAAGTATAGCTGTATGGCATGGAAGGTTTATGATAAAACTGGCAATACGGTACGTTGTACACTGAAAGGTTTGGAGTATAATGGTACATGGATGGGTGCATGTTTTGTGACAAGCACTCTGAAAAGTGCCGTACCCATTCTTTTTGAGATAGGTGACTATGTTATGTACCGTGGTGAGAAGTTTGAGATAAACTATGATCCTACGGCATTAAAAAAGGCGGCAAGAAAAACTTCGGGAGAAGCGTTTGTCTATGATAACGTAAAGTTCAACTGGCCGGGAGATGAATTGACGCGATGTGATTTTCTTGATTATGTGAAAAGTGATAATCAGATACACTTCACTTCTTTGCCTAAGTTCAGTTTCTTCGCTTCGTCTATACAAGATTTGGCAGACCGTGTTCAAGTAAATCTTGACCGTATATATACCGGAGCACAAAAATGGACGGTTGCCGTACACCCTGAATATGTGAGCACTACCAATGTAAACATTGATGTGAACAATATAAAGGTATGGGGTGCATTGGAGTTGTTCAATTCAAAATTTGGTGCGAACTTTGTTATTCGTGGCCGAACAATAACAATCGGTACTGCCGGTATTGCTGTGGGCAATATTTTCAAGTATGGACGTGGAAACGGTTTGTACGAAATTCAACGTACAGCCGATGCGGATCAACAGATTATTACGCGATTGCGTGCATACGGTAGTACAAGAAATATGCCTAACCGGTATTATAATAAGCTCTCAAACAGTTCTCTTACCAATTATTTGCCGAATAACATGGCCGTGGAAAATCTGATGTTACCTGATTTTCCTAAGACAACGCTTGATCCATATATTGACAGTAAGAATATTGCTGTGCTTGGCATTCGGGAAGGGAGTGTTTATTTTGACGGTACCGGTGGTTTGGAGGAAATATGTCCTTCAATGGAAGGTATGACCGCCGAACAGTTGAAAGATGCA